AATCGCCTGCGTAGCGCGAGGGTGATCGCCTCGCGCCTGAAGATCAGATCAACGGAGTAATGACGATGACACGAGCACAGATAATCGCCATCCTGCGTAAATACGAACTCGATCAGTATCGGGGGCGCTAATGCATATGTTTGCTGAGTACACAGTGAAGGCGCGAATGTCCGATGAACTGTGGAACGACATGCCCGATGCAGAAATGGAAAGTCTGGCCTGTATCCTCGATGATGCAATTGCAGCAGCGATTCAAAATGTGCAGGCTCAATTCCTGACTCTGAAATTCGAGGTGGACTTCTGATGCGCGACACGACGCGGGATTGGGCGCAGCTCGGGCGTAGGCTCGAGCGCGCCAAATTCTTCATGTGGGCAGCGAATCATCGGCAAGTCCCGCGAGGGATGGCTGAGGCAATCCTGCTCGAGTATGACCGCGCCGTCGAGTGTATGTTGCGCCCGGCGAGCGGTGGTGAGCAATGGGATAAACGGAGGAAATAATGAAAATAAAGTTGAAACAGAATATTCTCGACTGCATCGGTTTGCTTGAATGGTATGACGATGCACATGGTCGAGATGCAACGTTAGACAATGTCTACGCGAAACTCGTTGAGTTCGCCGCTCAGAATAAATTGTTTAATGTCGAAACGAGGCGATAATGCCTCGTCGCGCTGATGTGACCTACAGCGCCTGATGATGACAGGTCGAAACGGAGTTAGAAACATGAGTGAAGGTCATAAGTTCAGCAACGCCGGCGATGCATTGCAGTTTATGCAGGCTGGCAATGCGACTGTGACCTTGCGCAGCGTCAAGACGGGCACGCGCTTTACCTATCGCGTGCGCGAAAGCGACGATGGCAAGGTGTTCTTCGTGGGATTGCTCACAGGGAGCGACAACAATGCGTCGTATTCCTATATGGGCATTCTGCGGGACGGTGAGTTCCGCACGACTGCGAAGAGCAAGATCACAGCTGACGCGCCCAGCGCGAAAGCGTTTAGATGGGCGTATGCGAAGCTCGGCGCAGGCATGTTGCCTGCTGATCTCGAGGTGTGGCACGAAGGCCGTTGTGGAAAATGCGGACGTCGATTGACTGTACCTGAGTCGATTGCTGCTGGCATCGGACCTGAGTGCGCAGGCAGGTTGGGTGGCGGCGAGCTGTCGTCGCCCGAGTTGCGTGGAATGGGCACGAGTGCAGGGCGTAAGCGACACAAGGCGAACGTCAAGGCGTATAATGCAGCGATGCAGGAGCGCCCGAACGGCTATGAGCCCATCGATACCTCGAAGGAATTGCCGGATGACGGCGTATCTGATTTGTTCACGAAGCAAAGCGTGTTCAAGATGTCGCGCTTCGTCGGTAAAAGCGGGAGGAAATAATGTTGACGCAAGAACTAGTGAATGCACAGCTGAGGCACACGGGCGAACTGATCAAGGGCGCGCTCGAGCACGGCTACAGCGACGACGGGTACGACTATCTGACCAGCGGGCTGCGCTTGTCAGAGCTGCTGATGCATATACAGATCGATAATGATAAGGAGCGTTGGCAGGAGCTGCTTAATTGGGGGCTCGCTGACTACGCTTGTGATGGGATATGCGAGGAGCTGTATGCGCTCAAGCCTGCAGCGCTCGCGTATCTCGAGGATTAAGGTCGAAACGTGCGGCGCGAGTCGCACGTCTGCGCGTGATGCGCGCACTGATGATGACCAATATACGGAGTTAAATCATGAAGGCAAAAAGTGACGTGCCTAAGAAGAAAGTCGATGGCAACGGTAATGCCGATGGTCTTGACATTCCTAAGTCGTTGAAGGTCGAGAACCGAACGCCGTTAGCACCCGAGGCGAAGGTGAAAATCGACGCGAAGGTGAAAGCGGCGCAGGAAGCGGCGAAGCCAAAGTTGTCGCTCAACAAGGAAGTGCCGAAGAAGGACTCAGTGACCAAGAGGATTGAGGAGCGCGCCGAGAAGAAGGTGCGTGGCGAGGTCACTGTGGCGGGTATTGCCAAAGAGTACGGCTTGATCCCGCGTGAGGCGCGTGCGTTGCTGCGTGCAGCGAAGTTGCCCAAGCCGAAAGGCGGATGGGCGTACGACGCGAAGGATGCAGCACTCGAGAAGGTGCGTGAGGTGTTGAAGGCGGGCAAAGCGCCGACGCCCGCCGCTGCAAAGGGCGCTGTGACGTACGCGCGCCGCAAGGCAGCGGTGGTGCCGCCTCCTAGCGAGACAGTATGGTCGGGCAAGGCGAAGATCAAGCGCGTCGCTGCGCCTATCGCTGTGAACGTCGAGGCCGATGTGACGAAGGAAGTCAAGAAGTTGGCCAAAGGCGTCAAGGTGACGAAGTTGCCGGCGGGCGAGAAGACGCCCAAGGCGAAGATCGTCAAGAAGTAACAAGGTCGAAACAAGCGGGCGTTGCACGCGTTCGCTTGTCTGAGCGTCATGCGCTCACTGATGATGACCAACGGAGAATAAGATGGCTAACAGTCTGAAAGGACGTATTACTCAGCAATGCTATGATGCATTGCTCAAGTGGCAACCACAAACTGATAATGATGGTTGGCCCATTATCAAGTTTGGAATTAGCGAGCCTGCACCCAATACCTTGATGCTATCGATAAAGACTCAACAAGGTGGGCTCAGGTTTTACGAGGTCAAGATCAAGGAGGTGTACTGATGGAGTTTGTGACTGAGTCTCCGGCGCGCCGCTTGCGGCGTGAACTGGGGTTGGAGCCGTTGTCGAGGCGATTGCGCGTCGATGACTACTTCCCGTTTGGCTGTGGAAATCATGTGTGCCGATATGACGATGAGCGTCACGTCGGCATCGTAGTTGCTGTGGTGTCGAACAATGTGCGCGTGCGCTGGCTCGATACAGATTGGCTCGAGGCGTGTGATGCGCGCGACTTGCGCAAGGTCGAAACGGGGCAGTGAGCCCCGTCTGCGTGTTATGCACGCACTGATGATGACCAATGAAACGGAGTTGGAAATATGAGTGACATCCAGCAACCTACCCCGCCATCTGCACCGCCTCCACGGCGAAAGCGCAAACGTTCGCCTTCAAAGGCATCGCGTTGGGCTGACGCCGCTGGTAATGCATTGGCGGTAATGCAGGAGATCGTGAACCATCTCGATGACCTCGACAGCGCGTGCAGCGAACTGCGTGCGGTGCAAGAGAAATACGAGGAGATGCGTGATAACATGCCTGACAATTTGCGCAGCTCCGCTTACGGCGAAAAGCTGGAGGAGGTGTGCAACTTGGAAATTGAGGACGCTGCGCAGAGAATACGTGACGCAGTCGAGGAGGTGGAAAGCGTGCTCGTAGATGCCGAAGGCGCTGATCTACCATTAGGCTTCGGGAGGGACTGATGCGTATTGTGAAGGCGTTCGCCATCGTAGAGCTGACGTTCTGTTGGCTCTATGTCTTAGCAATAATCGACAAAGTCGTGTGGGCGGTGTCCACATGTCTTGTGGGAGTATCATAGCTTGGAAGGTCACGATTGTTGCAATGAAGTAAGGTCGAAACGAGGCGTGCGTGCGCCTCGTCGTGCCGTCATGCGGCACCTGATGATGACCAACAAACGGAGTAAGTCATGAACATCGAAGTGAAAGGCGATAAGATGATTATCACCATCGACGTGAGCAAGAAGGCGATTGCGTCGGCATCGCTCAGCAAGAGCGGCAAGAACAAAGTCGTTGCGACAACCAACGGCTTCGTCACGCATGGCGACTTTCGCGTCGGGCTGAATGTGATCACCAGCAAGGAGTAGGTCGAAACGGTGGCGGGTGCGCTCGCCATCGTCTGCAGGTTATGCCTGCACTGATGATGACCAAACGGAGTAAAAATCATGAGCACGAAGAAGAACAGCGTCGTGACGCTGAGTGAAATCGCGAAGAAGATCGGGATGTCCCCGAAGAATGCCCGTGCGAGAATGCGTCGGGCGAGTGAGACGGTCGAGCCCTGGCTCGTTGGCGATGGCAGCGAGTGGAAGTTCCGCTCGAACAAGACCGACGCCGTGCGTGCGTTGCTCAAGCGCGACGGACGTAAGTCGTGAACGGCATCGTAGCCGTGGCATTGAGCGTGGCGATCTTCATTATGTGGATCACCATGCTCTTGATCCATGGAGTCGCGTTGTGGTGATAGGTCATTGCGGCCGACTATGTCGTTACTGTGGGCATTGGTACATTCAGCCGTGCGATGGCGCGGCTGGGTGTCCAAACAAGGAATGGAAAGATGGACATCAAGATCGTCGAGCGAATAAAGAAGTTGCTGGCTCTGTCGCGCGACTCGGGCGCAACCGAGGCAGAGGCAGCGCTCGCGGCCGAAAAAGCCGCTGAGATCATGGAAGAACACGGCCTGACGACGGCAGCGGTCGAGTTGTCGGGCGGGGTCGGTGAGTCCCGCGAGAAGGGAGACGCCGGCGTCGTCGGGTTAGGCCGTGAAGACTGGGCGCTGACGTTAATGGAGGCTGTGGCCGAGAGCTGCTTTTGCTGGGCAGGTGAGATACGCAGTGGGCGCAAGCTCACGCGCTTCAATCTGATCGGACGAAGCAGCGCTGTAGTATCGTGTCAGGTCATGTACGAATATCTGTCGCGCACCGTAATACGCCTGAGCAGGCGTGAGCACGACTCGCAGCGATATTTTCGCTTCGGTTGTGCGGAACGCATTGCTCAGCGCTTGCGAACGCGCCACAGCAGCCTTTTACGCGAACAGCGCGAGCGTGAGGAGGCGCGCGAGCGTGCTTCGCATTCGAGCGCTGCGAACGGGGATGCTCTCGTCGTCATTCTCGAAGACTACGAGACTAAAGAGCGTGATCTCAATGCGGACTTCCGTCGAGGTGTAGCGCCGGGTACAACGGCGCGCGAGCGTGCGGAGATTGAGGAAAGGACACGCGTGCGTGAGGCGCACATGAAGGAGCTGACAGACAGTGGCATCGAATGGGACATCGCCTGGTGGATGGTGTACCAGCATATGACACTGGATCAAGCGAAGATGCGTGATGCGCAATGGAAGAAGTCGTCAGGTGGGCGCCGCTCATATCGCGAGCGCGTCGACTGGGACGAACGTCGGCGCTCGACACCATCTTACCAGCGTGGAAAAGATGCTGGCGAGAACGTCGGGCTCGATACTCAGGTCGGGAGCAAGAAGCGCGACCGACGTAGAATAACGGAGTAGAGAACATGGAAATTAACTGGCTGGATGTGTTGACAGTATTTGTCGCTGTCATGGCGTTGTCCATGACATTGCTCAGGACCGTCAATGTACTGTAATTGACAAAGGCGAGGCCATCATTGTATCCTCTAGGTCGGAGCCAGGGAGGCAATGATGGCCAGACCACGCAAGAATGGAGAGCGTAAGCCGTGTGGGCGTCTTGTACAGCAGCGTAAATTGGACGAGCGTTATGTAACGGCAGAGTACCGAACGAGGGAGTTCGGTGTCAGAGGTCAGCAGATCATCAATCCACTTGCAGGTTATTTGGCCGGTGTCATGTTCATGCGCGGCCATCTCGAGGCGATACACCTCGGGCACTTCTATTCCTTCCTACAACTCAGCCCCGATTCTATGCGTGCAGCACCGATGGACGAGCGCGTGCAAGGTGGACGAGTGGGCACGCCAATGATGCTGTCGCACCGCTACATGACTCTGGCGCGGCACCTCGGTTGGCGTATGCGTTACCTCCATGAGTTGGCACGCGACCGCCTAGTTTGTCCGGTGAATACGCTAAAATCGACACTAATGATGGTGCCATTGACAAGAGGCGGCATGGCCTTTACAAATTTGTGCGAAACTCACAATCCCCGGAATGCCGGTTGATGCCTCAGATTGTGCAGGTTCGACTCTCCCCCAAATGCTTTGCGAAGAGTGTCAGCAGATCGATGTTGGCGTGGATTTTCATGCATGTCCACGCCGCAAGAACAGTGGCCCCGATTACTGCAATTGTTGCGATGGATGTATGGCCGAATGCGTCATCATCATAACAGATGTGAAACGATGTGAGAGCAAGACACGCTGGTCAATTCAAGAGCGGGCATCCGAAACTTCCAGGCGCAGGTCGAGCGCCAGGTACACCTAACAAGCGTACCGTCTTTATCAAGGGCATGCTCGAAGATGCGGTCGTTGAGATGGGAGGTCTCGAACGTCTTCTCGCATGGATCCGTGAGCGCCCCGAGAATGAGTTTGCCTTTTGGACATCGATGGTCATGCGGCTCTTGCCAGTGCGCTTGAAAGGCACAGGTGAAGATGGTGCATTTATTTTCGAAATCAAACATGAAGATCTAGCGCGTCAGATGATGGAACGAGGGTTGCCCCCAGTCGTGTTTGGAAATGACAAGCCACAGCCGATAAAGATCATAGATGCACGGCAGTCTGAGACGTGAGCTGACGCCTGAAGACGTCGAGTTGCGCGAGAAGATGGCTCGCCTTGAGTCGCGCGGGTCTTTCTGGGCCTATCGTCAATACATCAATTATCCGCATATGATCGTGGGCTGGTGGCAGCGCGAGGTCGCGCTCGAGCTGCATCGCTTCTGGGACGAGTATCGCGCAGGTCTACGTCCGAAGTATTTGCTGCAGTCGCCGCCACAGCACGGCAAGTCCGTGCAAGTGGTGGACTTCCTGTCGTGGATCATCGGGCAAGATCATCGCCTCAAGATCATCTTCTCGTCATTTAGTGACCGATTGGGCGTGCGCGCTAATCTGCGTCTGCGGCGCATCTTCAATAATCCACGCTTTGGCGGTGTGTTTGGCTCGATGTATGAAGGTGGATTGCAAAACACCAAGTTGATCGAGTTCGGTCCAAGCAACGACGATGGCTATTTTCGCAATACCACAGTGGGTGGTAGTATCACCGGCGAAGGCCTCGATATTGGAATCATTGATGATCCAATCAAAGGGCGCGCTGAGGCATCAAGTCTAGTGATCCGTGACAAGGCGTGGAACTGGTTGACCGATGACTTCTTGCCGCGCTTCGCCGACAAGGCAGGTTTGCTGATGATTATGACGCGCTGGCATCTCGATGACCCCGCCGGGCGCATGATGGAGCAATATCCAGGTATACGCATCTTGCGTTATCCGGCGCTCGCCGAGAAAGACGAGAAGCATCGCAGCGTGGCGGATCGCCCATTTGTGTGGCGCGAAGGAACGCCGCTATTCCCCGAGCTCAAATCGCATGAATTCCTCGACAAGCAGCGCAGCGTGATGACGCTGGCAGGCTGGCAATCGGTTTATCAGCAAGCGCCTATCATCGTCGGTGGAGACATGTTCCCTGTGGAGAAGGCCGTCGTAGTGCGCGAGCAGCCTGCTGCTGGGCAAGTCGCATCGGTCGCGCGCTATTGGGACAAGGCAGGCACGGCAGGTGGAGGCGCTTATTCGAGTGGTGTCCTTATGGTGCGCCAGCGAGACGGGATGTTCTGCGTGGTCGACGTGCGGCGAGGGCAATGGTCGGCTCTCGACCGCGAGCGCATGATCAAGCAAACCGCCGAGATCGACCGCGAGCTGTATCCAGCGACCAAGATCTACGTCGAACAAGAGCCAGGCAGCGGGGGCAAAGAGTCGGCCGAGGCCAGCGTACGCATGCTCGCCGGATTCAGCGTTGAGGCTGACAGAGTGAGTGGATCCAAGGAAGTGCGCGCGGATCCATTCGCAGCGCAATGGCAAGCAGGCAATGTGCGTCTCGTCGCTGCACCGTGGAACCGCGCCTATCTGGACGAGCACGAGCACTTCCCAGCAGGCAAGTACAAAGATCAAGTCGACGCCTCGAGTGGCGCCTTCAATAAGATCGCTAGCAAGTACCGCTATGACACAACACTGAGCTGGGTGTCATGACATCGCCGCAAGAAGACGACGGGGCGAGGTTAGCGGCGTTCTCGTCCCATCGTCTGCCGCCGTTGATGCCGGCGAAGTTAGTCGACAAGAACTTGCAGCGCGCCGATGTGCCCTGTGGGAAATGCACGCTGTGTTGCCGCACGTTGATTGTTCCGCTCGCGGAGGAAGAATATGAGCAATACGAGGGGCACTGGGGTTGGATCACTACCCGTGAGGGAAAGCGTCTGGGTCGCGCTTTGTTGCGGCGAGAGGATGGTAGCTGCGTGTATCTCGGTGAAAATGGATGCACGATACACGGACGAGCACCGCATGTTTGTCAAAGATTTGATTGCCGTGAGTTGTTTCAGAGGTCTGACCGTGCCGGTCGCCGAGAGGCTGTGAAGTCGGGCAAGCTGCCGAAGGAGCTGTTCGACAAGGGCCGCGAGATGTTGGGCAAATGAATTATAAGTTACCAGCATTTCGCAATGAATGGACACATTGCGTGTCGATACTCGATGCTTCGATGGTCAGACAGATAGCTGAGTTGATCAATGCGAAGGAAAGACTCAAAAAGAAAGAAAGTGGCGAAGCGAAGGAATCGTCGCCGCTTTCAGCGTCGTCGTAAGCAAGTGAAACTTAACCGTCAGTTAGGAGGACTCTAAAGATGGCTGGAAGACCTGTAGTTATTATTGGCGAGATGTACGATCCGAGCCTTAGTGTCGGCTATCCGTTACCGCCGCCGCTCGGCATTTGGGGAGGTCCACCACTGCACCCGGCGCATCCAATTGCTCCTGGTGGGCCACCGCTTGGTATATGGGGCGGTGCGCCGTTGCCAGTGCCGACACCGCCGATCTACTATCCACCGGCACAGCCGCCGGGGATTTGGGGTGGAGCACCGCTGCCAGTACCGACACCTCCGATCCACTATCCGCCGGCACAACCGCCCGGTGTTGTCACTCCGCCGATCTATTATCCTCCGAGCATTTGGGGGCCGACCGATCCACGGCCGACGCATCCAATCGCACCGGGCGGACCGCCCCCTGGCATTTGGGGAGGTGGTGGAGTCCCGATGCCGACGCCGCCGATCTATCTACCACCTGGATTCATTCCTGGCCTGAAGCCAGAGCATCCCATCTATCTCCCGCCTAGCATTTGGGGGCCGACCGATCCGAGGCCATCGCACCCAATCGTGCTGCCTCCGCCTGGCTCGGAGGAGAAGCCGGAAGTGCTGGAGAACTGGGACGTGAAGACCTACTGGTCGCCTGCCACTGGATGGGGTGTGGCGATCGTTCCATCGGAGAGCCATCCCGGAACTCCGACGCCGTCAAAGTAATTAACCTCCCGAGCCAACTCGCGGCCTCCATTCGGGTTCATGGTCCCCTCTCCAGATGGAGGCCGCTTCTTCTAATGTCGCATATACGGCATTATCTCTATGCGATTGCAGCGATGCTCGTCGCTGTATTGCTTGCCTACATCCTACTGAGCATCGCTCGTGATGACGATGTGCATGGCCAGGCAATAGTGCTGATGCTGCCGCCATCGCCCTGGGATCGTGAGATGCTTGAATTGGATCGCCAAGCACTGCGCGAGGCTTATGTCGAGAAGATGAAGGCGCTCTTCAGTGTGTGGGTGCGTGAGGGTCTGGATAATCCCGAGCGCCCGGTCAAAGGAGCAGCTCAGACGCGACGTGCCTTTGTCGAGATCATGAAAGTATACGAAGCACGGGCACAGCAGATTGAGCAACGAGAGCAGAAATGAATCCAGGTATCAGTGAAGAAGTAGGTCACACAGCTCGCACGATCGTTGAATCTTTCAAATCGGCACCAGCAGTTTTAGCACTCGTTCTGTTCAATCTTGCCTTCATTGGGGTCGTGGCGTATATCCAACACGCTAATGGCGAGCGGTGGCAAGCGCTACTTGAAACAACGCTAAAGCAATGCGCGCCCCATCAATGATGGGAGGAGGAAAATGCAGAACGTCGGATTGATCCTGCTCGTCTTCGCGTTTGTATTCGCAGTCATTGCGGCAGCATTCCAGCCTTCGTTTGGACGCTGGCATATGGGCTGGGCTGCAGTTGCCGCGTGGATCGCTAGTGAGTTGATTGGTGGTCTTGGTAGGGTGTTTCATTAGAATGCTGCCCGGGCTACCGATTACGCCGCACGCGGGGTCGCTGGTTCGGCAGCAGCGAGGCCGGCTCTTTGATGGAATTCGCCCTCCTAGAGGATGTCGGCCTCGCACTTAGGTGAAAAATGAAGATCGTCATCAGCTCAGGTCACGGCAAGAAGATTCGGGGAGCTAAGGGCCCATCACCGTGGGGGCTCGATGAAGTCAATGAGGCACGGCGTGTGGTCGATCACGTCGCCGATCATCTCACAACACTCGATGTCGAAGTCGAGACTTTCCACGATGATGTGAGCACCACGCAGGATGAGAACCTCCAGCGTATTGTTGACTACCACAACAGCCAGACGCGCGATCTAGACGTGAGCGTCCACTTTAATGCCTACGAGCAAACTAAATCGCCACGCGGCTGCGAGGTGTGGTACTACAGCGCACAGGATATTGCAGCGAAGGTATCACTGGCCATTGCAGATGCCGGTGATTTCATCGACCGTGGTGCAAAGAAAAGCACTGGCCTATATTTCCTGAACAATACTGAGAAGACCGCCATCCTACTTGAAATGTGCTTCGTGGATAGCGAGACCGATTGCAATTTATACCGCGCGCACTTCGATGGGATTTGCCATGCTGTCGCCATGTCTCTCAGCGGCAAGAAGAAGCCTGAGTTGTCGCGCGTTCCTAAGGCGTTCACGATGCGCGACCAATCGGCGATCTGCGATATTGCCAACGAGTCGACCATCGCTAGATATGTGTGGAAGGATCGTGGCGTGGCTCCTGTGGGTTACATGCAAGGCATGGCGTTGGCATTCGCGCAGACTTATCGCAAACTGCGGCTAGGGCATCCAGCGGCAATGGAGATGTCGAAGGCACGCACCGACAGCGACAAGGATGCGCTTAACATCTACAAGGCGCGTTTTGATCAGTTCGATATGTCGAATGAAGAAAATGGCGATGACACGCTGCGGCATTTGTATGCGTTGATGCTCGGCCACGGGATGCGCGAGTCGAGCGGTCGTCATTGTGAAGGCCGTGACCAATCGGCGGATAACGTCGAGAGCGATACTGCTGAGGCCGGCTTGTTCCAGACTTCATACAATGCGCACTCGGCATCGTCACCTGAGTTCGATGATCTGATGGCCGAATATGATGATCCCAAGCACGAAGGAACATGTTACTTTGACGCTTTCTCTGAAGAGGTGGAGTGTAGCAACAGCGATTGGGATAATTATGGCAGCGGTAAAGGCTATGAGTTCCAGCAGCTTTGCAAGCAATGCCCGCCATTTGCAGTCGAGACTGCGGCGCTTACACTGCGCAATCTCTGCAATCACTATGGTCCTATCATCCGTCAAGAAGTCGAGCTCGTGCGCGAGGCCGATGAGATGCTAGCGGCGGTGCAAAGTTATGTCGATGAGATGGAGCGTATCGTATGACCGGCATCTTTGGCATCAAACGCTGCGGCAATTGCCATTTCGGCAAGATCATTCCAAATGATCTTAGCAAGCGCATATGTTGGGGTGCACCGCCCACTGTGATCGCTGTCGGAATGGTCGGGCCAGGCCAAATCAAGACGCAGATGGTGCGACCAGTGGTCGAGGTCCATGAGGAAGCATGTGCGCTTTACCGCGGCAGAGATCAGGTGGATATCGATGCTGATGAGCAGATATTCAAGGAAGAGCCGATCAGCACGGAGACGAAGCAATGAGTAAAGCCCTCGCAACTACCAAGTACTTCACGCATCCCAGCTACACTTATTCACCCAAGCTGGTGAATGATTCAATCATCACGGCGATTGGCGTGAACTTCGGGCCATATGGCAGTTATGACAACGCGCTGGGTCGCTATCTGATCGAGACAAAACTGGGCAAGAAATTCTTCACGCCCCTAGCTGCGCTCGACCCCGAGATTGCGCGCTACCAAATGGACCAAAATCTGCCATGACAAAGCTCATTCATCTCACTGCTGATGACGCCAATAAAGTCCGTATGCTCTCCCGCCCGGGTCACGCCTGCGCACCGGTGCCGCTTAAGGACGGCACCCTGATCTTGCCAGTCGAGATGCTCAATGATCCGATGCATGTCAAACTGCATGACTTCCTCGCGACTCTGCCGCAGATCGATGTCGATCCATCTACGCTGGTGTACGCCGATGGTGCGCAGTATCCGACCGAGTTCGCGGCTTGTCAATACAACGAATCATGGCCAGCGGGCGTACCGATCATAGTCAATTTGCCAGTGAAGTTTTGATGCTTCCTATAATGGACATGTCTCAGATTGCTGTGCCACCATTCGAGCGCACGCATGGCAAGAGGTGGATGACTGACCTCGAGCGTTCGGTGGTGATTGCGCTATTGGCCCACGTACAGGCTGAGACTGTGGTTGAGATTGGCGTCAACGAAGGTCATCTCGCCTTCGATGTGCTCAAGCATTTGCCGGTGAAGCGGTATATCGGGATTGACCTAGCGCCTCACTCGACGCATATGCCATCGATACCTTCGCAGCAAGGCGAGGTGCCGGGCACATACATCGCACGTCTGGTCAACGGCCATCCAGCGTTCGAGCTGATGATGCCTCCACGGGGGACATTAGATCTGACAAATTTACCACCATGCAATGCGGTTATCATCGATGGTGATCATTCGCTTGAGACGGTCAGGCACGATACCAACCTGGCTACCAATGCCGTGTGTGAAGGTGGAGTCATCATCTGGCACGATTATGCCTTCTGGGATGGCTGTGGCGTGCCTGAGGTGCTGGAGTCGATGCCTCACCGCGACATCAAGAATGTGATCAACACCAATCTCGCTGTGGAGTTCAGATGAGCTTCGTGCGTTACGCTAAGGATACCCTGCAAAACTTCGTCACCGGGCTGGGGATGCCGGGCATAGACTCGACTAAGGCAGTTCAATTTACCCTCACTCTGCTTGACCGAGCCACTCTCGAAAACATGTATCGCGGGGATTGGATTGCCAGGAAGATCTGCGATGCCCCGGCTGAAGATATGACGCGCGAATGGCGCGAGTGGCAGGCGAACCAGCCACAGATCGAAGCCCTCGAAGAAGTCGAAAAGACACTCGATCTGCAGCGCAAAGTGAAGAACTGGATCATCAAGGCGCGGCTGTATGGCGGCTCAGCCCTTGTGATCGGCGTAGACGATGGAAACGACGCCAGCCAACCTATAGATCTCGAAAAGTGCAAACGCGGATGTCTCAAATACATTGTCGTCTTGCACCGATACGAGCTCAACGCTGGGCCGCGCATTTACAATGTGATGGATCCATACTACACGCGGCCTGCCTATTACACTGTGGCTACGCCGATGTTCGGCTTTCAGGGCGAGCAAGGCACGACAATGCCTGCTATCCCAGGCCAGCCACCACTGCCACCACCTGGGGCAGTCAAGAACTTTCTCAGTAATGTGATCCCCTTCGGCGGGCGCAAGAATCAACAAGGCGCACTGCTGAACTATCCTTACACGACCCCGACGAACATCGGCCTCACGCAGATTCATCCATCGCGGGTGCTCGAACTACCTGGCCTCGAGTTACCTGATTGGCGGCTCGCACCGCTTGGCGGTGGATGGGGAGACAGCGTTCTTCAGATTGTCCTTGATACTATGCAGAGCTTCACTCAGACCATGCAATCGATTGCAGCCATAGTGGCCGATGGCAAGCTCGATGTCGTGAAGATTCCTGAAATGTCGCTCAACCTGACGACGCCTAACTACAAGAATAAGTTGATCGAGAGATTTGCTCTCAGCGCGCAGACTAAGTCAGTGATTAGTGCATTGCTTCTCGACTCGACTGAGGAATGGCAGCGCGTGCAGACCAATTATGGCGGGCTGCCTATGATCCTGCACGAGTTCATCACAGTCATCAGTGGTGCAGCTGATATTCCTGTGAGCCGATTGTTCGGGCAAGCATCAGGGCGTGGTCTCAGCGGCGGCTCGACGAGTTCGAGCGGCGAGAGCGATCTGCGTAACTACTATGACATGTGCAGCAATAAACAAAAGAACGAGATCACTCCGCGCCTGGGCATGCTCGATCATATACTGATGCTCAGCGCCATAGGCAAAGACGACCCCAACATTCATTACAACTGGAATCCTCTGTGGCAGCTCAGCGATGCTGATAAAGCCAAGATCGCCTTCGAGAAAGCCCAGGCCACGCAAATCTATGCGACTACAGGCCTGATCAACGAAGACGCTCTGCGTGAAGGCCTAGTCAATCAGCTCATAGAAGATGGAACATATCCAGGTCTTGATGACGCCGTCGAGAAATACGGCTCTGAGCCCGAGGAGCCTGACACCACCGGCGGCTATATGCCAAGTGGCAGCATGCCTGAACTCGAGCCAAGTCCAAATCCTGAAGAGATAGGCCACACCGGATGAATCGTTGTCGTGCAACGCCTGAGATGGTTGAAGAGCATATGAAGGCACGGGCACGCCAGCGTAGTAAATGGGCAGCAGGAGATTGGGTAGTGACATATCGTCTTGAATATGATGGCGGCATCACTATTTTTGAGGCATATCGCGGCCCGGAAAAGGAATGTCGGCGCATTGCGGATTATTCAGTAGCACCCAATGTTTATGAAGAGAAGAAAGTGACAGGTTTCAAGACCATTATTGGGATTGCCGCTGAGTGGGATGAATTTCTCGAGGAGCAAGCCGGTTGATGCTGGCCGAACTCTCATTCGATGCGCGGCGGCGTAAAGATCCGACGGGCACTCATTATGTGCGCGCGCGTATGCGTGCGGAAGGTGATCGTCGCTGGCAAGCACTTGCACGCACACTGCGTCAGGCTCTCATAGAACATGACCTCGTGGGCATTCGTGGCATTGGTCGCCTCCCGCATGGCGACAAGACTACAGGCTTCGCAACCTGGCTGCGAGCTGAGCTCCAGCATAAGGTCTTCGGCTACAACGGCTCATGGGTTCGACCTTACGTGCAGCGCTCAGCTGATGTCGCGCAACGCCGTGCTCATACACTGGCTGCGCATGGGCCTGTGGATCCACATCGCGTGGCAGCCATGGAGTCGCTGGCAGTCAGCGAACTGCGCGGCGTCATCGAGGCGGCGCAGCAGCAGATCACGCGCGCTGTCACCCACTGCCTAATGGCCAATGCAACTCCGACAGCTACAGCTAACACCGCCGCGCGCGTCGTCAAGGTCATGCGCAACCGCACACGCGCTATGTCGGAATACATCGTAGCCAAGACGCATGCAGCAGCGACTCTCAGCGTCTACCGCTCCTCAGGCATCACCCACGTGGGGATTGAGCCCGAGCGCATACGTCGCACGCGCACGCATGATGCGAAGTGGGACCCCGAGCTCGATGAGGTCGATGTTCTGACGGCTGAAGATGAAGATGTATGCATCGTCTGCGAGGAGATCAGCGACGATGGGCCTTATGAACTCGATGAAGCCGAAGACTTGATACCAGCGCATCCATGGTGCAGGTGTGCGTTCGTGCCTGCCGGTACGGTCACAGGTGACGCGCAGGCGCTTGGCGCACTCACATCACAGACATCGAGCGCTGAGCGCATCCACGACGCGCCTGAGGCTGCTGGGGTCCTATTTCGCACGCGCTCGGGCCATATGCTTCTCATGAAGCGCGCCGACACGGGCGAATGGTCAATCCCGGCGGGTCACCTCGAAGCTAACGAGACACCTCTGCACGCAGCGCAGCGCGAAGCAGCTGAGGAGACAGGTTGGCCAGGCAACTCACGTGCTTATCGCGTGCATACGGCGACGACGCGCGGAGTTAAGTTCCACACCTTCGTGCAGCCGAGCGAGTGGCAGTTCAAGCCAATTCTCAACCCCGAGCATACGCAGCACGGCTGGTACAAGCCATCGCGACTGCCTGCTCCGCTGCACCCAGGTCTTGTGGCCACGCTGCACGCCATGAGCGAAGGCGGGGCAATTCCATATGACGCAGTGCCACAGCTCAGTTGGGACGCTGAGCAGTGGCTATATCAGCAATTCGGTTGGGTGCGCGACGACGAGCCAGGACATCCTTTCCGTGGCAATCAGTACACCGGCGGCATCAGTGGTCCTAGCAAGCTCGAGATCGGTGAGACCGAGAAAGTAGGCGAGCAGCTGGGTACCAATAAAGGTGGCGTCTACGTCAACAAGGCCGGCGAAAAGTTCTACGTCAAGGAGCCCAAGGGTGAAGCTCAAGTCACCAACGAGAAAGTCGCCGCTGCCTTGTACAAGCTCGCCGGCGCCAATACTCTCGAGTATGTCGATGCAGGCCCAAAGCACATTGCCACCAAATGGGTTGATCTCGAGAAAGACAACGCATCAAAACTCACTCCTAATGAGCGCGTCGAGGCTCAGAAAGATTTCGCTGTCCATGCGTGGTTGGCCAACTGGGACGCTGCAGGCCTTGTCGGAGACAATGTGGGAGTCGTCAACGGTAAAGTGACGACGCTCGATGTGGGTGGAGCGCTCGAGTATCGCGCCCAAGGCACGCCCAAGGGCGCAGCATTCGGAAATCAAGTCACTGAGCTCGACACTCTGCGCGATCCGACCAAGAACCACGCTGCAGCCCAGCTCTATGGCGACATGACCCATGAGCAGATCAAGGAGTCGCTGGCAAAACTTAATCTGTCTAGCAACCAGATCTACAACACAGTGAAGGAAGCAGGTGGTAGTCATGAACTCGCAGAGAAATTGATTCAGCGTCAGGTTGATCTATATAGCCGAGTGAACAACGAGAAGTACCAGATTCCTCCTGTAAAGGAGCCTTTAGAAAAGCCCATTGAAAAAGTCGAGTTCAAAGCTCCTGAGGAAAAACCTACTGAAGTAGCAAAGCCTGTCGAGAAACCTTCCTACGGCGATACACCCGAACACATCGCCGCTGTCAATAAATGGCTTGGCGGTCCACTCAAGACTGGGCAAGACGAACTCAAGGGTCTTAAGGATCTGGCAGAAAAGACCAAAGATCCTGAGCTCAAGGGCAAAGTTCTCGACAAGCTCGTCGCATCCTACGCCCAGAAGCAAGAGAATTATAAGGCCGCAGGC